TGCCGCTGAAGGCGGCGAGCCTCCTCGACGCTAATCGGCTGTCCGCCGACAACGTCAATCTCTAGGATTCGATCCGCTGCCACAGCGCCGGGGCCGGCAAGTCCTGCGGCACGGCCTAGCATCATGGGCGAGGCCTCGCGCATCCGAAGCGGGACGCGAGCCGTTCCGGGCACAGTCTGATTAGCCACAACGCGAAGGCCGGCAAGGCTTCCAAGTCCACCCGCAGCCTGAGAGCCCGCCTGAGTAAGCCGCTGCATCAGCGTCATGGCTTCCTGAGCCGGGGCCGTTCCGCTGAAGTTTGTTCCGGTCGTGTCAGCCATGCGGCGCGAGGCCTCAAGAATCGAGCGAAGCTTGCCGCTATCGCCAAACAGCACTTCAAGACGAGCCCTTGCGTTAACGGCGGCGTTCCCGCTTGCGCCTTCAAGCTGGCGCACGAACGCGGCGGGATTGATCGCGGCAGGACGACCGCCCATGCTCGGGGCGGCGGCGCGGGCGGACTCTAGAGCGCGGTCAAGCGTAAGACGCTGGTATTCGCTCCAAAGCGCCGGGTTTGAACGCTGGACGTAATCACGGACGATGCGAAGCTCGCTAGCCGAAAGTCCGTCAAGCTTCCGCATGACCGCTTCAGGCGCAACGGTGTTGAACGACACGCCGCTGAGCTCCCCGGCAATGTCGTCGCCAACAATGCGCCCAAGGGCTGACGCCTCGACGCCGTCAATCTCTGCCGAATACTTGCGCCACAGGTTGTTCGCATAGCGCAGGGATTCGCCCATCGTCCCGCCCGTTGCGTCGGCGGTTTCGTCAAGGTCGCGCATCATCGCCTGAGCCAAGCGATTCGCCGCAGTCTTCGCGGTGCTTCGATCCATCACACCATCAAACAAGCCTTGGCCGGTTCGGCCAGCCTGCGTCCAGCCCTGAAGCTCACGAACTGCGCGCTGCGGCGTGATGTTGCCATCGTCCTTAAGGCGGGCAAAGAATCCCTCGGCCCAAGAGCGAATCCGCTGGCCGTCCGCCGAGGAAACATCCCCAAACTCATCAGCAAGTCGCGCCACTTCATCAAGCGTGTTGTTCGTGGCGACGATTGGCCGACCGCTCGCCATCTGAGTGATTGCGTTGTACGCGCCGCCAGCTACTTTGGTGCGCTGCGCGGCAAGGTCTTTGACCATGCCCATAACGGTTGACTGCAACTTCTCAGCGAAGACGACCGGCGAAGTCTGCCCCGGTGAGAGCGAGCGCCCAAGCTGCCGAACAGAGTTAATCATCTGCCGTGCGCGGCGCTGATCCCCTAAAAACATCTTGTCGCGGGTGAAAACAGACTGGCGCGCAAGGTTTTCAACCATCATCGCGGCCTTACTTCCCGAAGCCTGCGCCGGGGAAAGCGTGATGCCCGACTCTCGGGAAACGCGCTCGCCCACGCGGCGCTGTGCGTTTGATCCGGTGATGGATGCCTGAACCTGGCCGACGTTTGCCGAGGTGCGCTCCCTCGCACGCTCAAGCGCAGTCATCAAAGACTCCGCCGTTGCCTCATCGCCACGGGCGCGCGCTGCCGTGATTGCAACCTCGATCTGCGCGGGGCTCTGCGGAGAAAGCGTGTCAGCGAGAAAGTTTCCAGCGCGAGCCGGAGCGTTAACAACGCCCTGAATAGTGCGCACAGCCGCTTGCCCCGCCGCGCCAAGCGGAGCGCCAAGGGCTGCGCCCGTGACGACCTGCCGCCCTTTCTGCTCCGCGAAGTTTCCGCCAATGACGGGGTTTAGGCCGGCAGTAACCGCGCCCTGCCCTGCGCCGACTGCGCCAGCGCGAAGAAGCTGTGCGCCAGCCGTTGCGCCACCCTTGATGAAGCTGCCGCCTACGCCGCCGACAGGAAGCGTCACGGCAGTCTGTCCAAGGAATCGCCCAACGCCTGCCGCCGTGGAATCGCCAAGCCCACCCTCAAAAAGCGCGGCCTCGTCAGCCACCTTCGCGTCATAGGCGGCGATTTCCTCAGGGCTGACAGCGCCGACAAGACCGCCAGCGCGAAGCCCCAACTGCTTAGCGCCCTGCCCGATCTCGGTCATGCCTCGACCGATGCCTACCAAGCCTTTTCCAGCCCAGTTCATTCCGTCGCCCACCTGCTGAAGCGCGGTTCGGGCCGGGGCCTGACTGACAATCTGAGGCTGACTGACAGCGGCGATTAGCTGGTCTTCCGTCGTGCCTTCCGGAGCCTCGATTTCGTAGACGTTGCCGCCGTATTCAAACTTGTAGCGCTGCATTGCGCTCATCACTGGCCTGCCGGGGTAACGGAAATGATGCGGATGCCGCTAGAGGGGGGCTGCGCGGGCGTGGCGTGGTCGCTAGGCGCTGAGCCCGGGAACGTCGGCTTAATCTGATTCGCCGGATCAAGCGCGGCGCGCTGGTTCTCAAGGTCGGCAATAAGTGCGTTCGCCTGCTGAGCGGCGGTCTCGTCTGACGAGAACAGGCCGCCCATGTAACGCCCCGTCTCTCCGCTGATTTCTTCGGCGGAAATGCTAGCGCCTGACTCTGCGCGAAGCTTGGCCCGTAGCGCCTGCTCAAGAAGCGCCCTAGCCTGCGGAGTCCGCGCCAGAATGTCGTTAAACGATCCGTCCGTGTTGACAACAAGCGAATTCCATTCACGAGCGGCGCGTAAGGCGTTGTCATAAAGCGAAACCTTGTTTGCCGTCTCCGCGCTTACCGGCTTCGCCCCCGGAGCTTCGGCAACGCGGATGGGCTTAGGCAGGCCGTTGGCGTCGATGGCGACAATGTCGCTTTCGCCGTACCCGTACAGGCGCTTTTCATCCGCCGTTGCAAGGCGCTCATTGGAGTCTGGCCGGAAGCCAAGGCCGCCGCCCGTCGCTGGCCGGGTAGCAGGCGGCAAGCCTTGCGGCGCTGGCGCTCCTGCCGCTTCGCCGCCAGTCAGGGTTACGCCGAGGCGCTGAGACTCGGAGGCGATGAATCGGTTTACGATTTCAGGGCGAACGCCAGAGCGGCTCATCTCGTTGGCCCGGGCGATGATCGCGTCCATGTTTGGCGACGAGCTAGCCGATGGCGAGCCCACCGGGGTCGGCATCGAAGGCGAGCCGCCAGACAGCGGCTCAAGCTGTCCATTGCGCCAAACCATCGCCTGAGTTCCGCCTGGCACCGGCACGTTGACGATTTGCCCGCGATCCGGGGATTCCGGCTTGAACTCATTGCGGAACAACACGCGGCCATCGGGGCCGGCAAGAACGGAGCCCGGAGCGACCACAGTCGGGCGGCCATCCTCGCGGCTCACGCCTCCAAGGTTCTGCACAACCGGCAGCAAAGAGTCGTCCCACGCTTCCGGCGCCTCGTAGCCCATCGACTGCAAGCCGGGGCGGATGCGTGACCACAGATTGCCGCGAGCCTCGGACGGGGCGACGGATAGCAGCTTCGCCATATTGCCCAGCCTGCGCTCGCTCTCCGCCTGCATCGCCTGCTGCTGCCGCTGAATGCCCTGATCGAACGAGAACCCCGCGTCAGGGTCAATCGCCGCGATCTGCGAGGCGAACTGCCCGCGCCGCTCGACCGGGGCCGACAGTGCCGCGCTGGAGAGTTCCGCGAGACGGTTGCGAGCGGTGCGCGCCCTGCCCTGCTCAAAGGCTTGGATGCCGCGTGCGTAGAAGTCCATTAGTACCCCTTGCCCTGCTTGCCGAGGCTGTTGCCGCCAAGCCAATCGCTGCCGAAGCTCCAAACATTGCCCAGCGTGTTCTGCCAGTTCTGGCCGCGCTGCATTGCCGTGCCGGCTGCGGCGTTGCCTGCGTCAACCGCGAGGCCTGCCCGCTGGCCGAGGATGTTGGACACCGCGCCCTGAGCCTGCATGCCCATGCCGGCCTGCCCCATCATCCGCCCGAGGTAGTTCTGAAGGTTCTGCGAGGCGAGACCGGACGCAAGCTGCATCCGGTCGGCATCAGCGCCGCCCGAGTAAAGCGAGCCACGCGCAGCGGCGGAGCGGTCGTTGGCCCGCATCGACTGGTCAAGCGCGAATTGATAGTCGGGCGCGTTTTCGAAGGCGCTGTAATCGCCGCCCTCTACCGCAGACAGTCGGCCCAAGGCGTTCTGCCCGAACTGCGTGTAGGGCGTATAACCGGCCTGCGCGTCTGAAAGGAAGTTCTGGCCCTGAGCAAGTCCGGCCTGCTGTGCGCGGCCTGCGCGTCGCGCTGCGCTGTTGCCAGGCAAGCCGCCAATGGCGGAAACGCCCATCCCAAGTGCATTCAACACGTAAGCTCCTAGCCCGCCGACTCGACGGTGACAGATGCGGAAAGAAGATCGCGGCGGCGCGGATCACTACACCGGATGCGCCAGACACGGGCGCGGGAAGACCCGAGACGGTGAAAGCGGATGCGCTGTGCATAGGCACCTAGCGCGCCCATCGAGCCTTCGCGCCAGTTCGTCCAGTTGCGCCCGCCGTCGTCGCTGTATTGCAGGACGGCTTTTTGCTGCGTGTCACGGCTTCCGGTGTCCATGACAAGTTCAAGTCCGGAGAAAACCAGAAGGTTCTGCGCGTCGGAGAAAACGCCCGAGGTGCGCGTACACACAAGGTCGCTCCCTGCCTCGTCGTAGGCGTCCCACGCGAGTTCGTACAGCCCGCCGCCGTAGATGTCGCCGGCAATCCATTTGCCGTCCCAGCGCTCAAGGTGGCCGATGCGCCAGCCCGGAAGGCCCTGAGACTCGCGACGGTGCCAAAGTCCGGTGGACGCATCGAAGCCGAACGTCACGCCGTTAGGGAAGCCGAAGTAAACGACGCTGTGCCCCTCGTCTTCCCACGTGAACGCGAAGCACTGCGACCAATCCAAGCCGCGAATGGCCTGTTCCACCGGAGGCGTGCTAATCGGCGCGGGGTTGTAGCCCTGAGCCGAGTACATGCGCCCATCGCCGCCAAGCCAAAAGAGGCCCGCGTTACTGCGAGCGACCGCGAAGCGGCCAGCGCAGCCCACGTTCAGCACGGTTGAGCCGGCACGCTGAAACGTGCCGTTCAGTGCGCCGGTATTGACGAACACTTCCGTGGTGTCGCGGCCAAATACCCAAACCTCACGGTTGAAGACCTTTAGCGCCTGGATCGGGTCGGGCCGTGCTTCCGCCTGCGCGCGGTCAAAGCTGCTGTAGCTCAGCGCGTCCGCAAGGTCTGACCAAAACCAGTAGCGCCCGAAAGGTTCAACGCCGAGGATGTAGCCGTCAAGGAACTCGGCAACGAATGAGCCGGGGAACTGGTCGTCCGTGACTTGGGCGAAAGAGTTGTCCGCTGTGTTGAAGACGTAGCGCGAGAACCCGTTGTCGATGGCGACTTGGTTTCCGTTCGCTACTTGGTTGTAGTCGATGGAAACGCGGTCAAGGCCGGGGACGGTGCCAACCTCAGTCGCAATGCCGCCGCCGTCCACGCGGTAAAGCTGATTGCCGGAGACGACGAATAGCGAGCCCTCGACGTTGCGAAGCCCGCGGATAGGCGCGTCAATCGGCATCACTCAATCTCGCAGACAAGCGGGTAAGGGATCGTCACGGCGCGGTTTCGCGACTGCACAACGATTACTTCCGAGTTAAACGTGATGCTCCAATTGACAGAGCCTTGGAAGCTCGCCCCGGTCAAATACGGAAGCTGAATCTCTGACACCAAAGACCAATCCGACCGGCGACGAACAAACAGCGCGGCTTGACCGCCGACAACCGTGGACGTTCCGCCAATGAAGTAATAAGCGCCGTCAACGCCAATCGGGCGACCAATCGAAACCGGAGGCGTGAACGAATCAATCTGAGTCAGGCCAGCGTTAAACACGCGCCAGAGATTGTCCTCGACGCTGTAAGCGTGGATGTTCCCGTCGCGGCTGCGGTGGAACCGCATGTTTGGCGCGGAAACGCCCGTATTCAGGCGGGCCGTACTCGCATCCGGCAAAACCCTTGCGCCGGTCGCAGTCAGCGGCCAGCGGTAGATGCGATACGACGCGTCGTTAGTCGATGGCGTGTTGGACGAGACGGTGAAGCACAAGTAAACGTGGGTGTTGCTCCACCAAACGCAATCGCTGCGATTCTGCGTCGCGCTGAAAAACCAGCTATCGGCTACGGTGTTGTTCGGGAACAGATACGCCCGCCACTCGCCAGCGCCCAACAAGCCAGCAAGGCCGCTGATTCCGTCCTCGGAGAACACCAGCCGGTTTCCGTTGCCGCCGTAAAGCTCAAAGCTTGAGCCCGGAGCGGGGACGCTGCCGCCCGTGTAGCCGCGATTTGCGACGGTTCCAAGCGTGTTACTCAGGTCAAGGAACTGAATTGGCTGGCCGGTTGACTCTCCGACAGGCCCGCTAGTGGCATAGACGCCGCTAGTCGTCGTGCGAATCGTCGCGTCTGCGTGAGTCGCTTCGAACGTGTCGCGCTGCGATGACCCGGGGACTTGCGCGCAAACCTGAACCTGAAAGCCCGCAGCCCTGAGCCCCGGAGCGCCGCGCAGCTTCATGGGCGAGCGCGTGCCGCCTTCCTGAGCCGGAACAGGCAGCCAATTCACCGTGTCTTGTGCTGACCACGGCAGCGACGAGTCTTTGTAGAACCCGCCGATTAGATTGATCTCGCGGCGGCTCATCAGAAGTACGCGGCCCGCGTCGTGGCGTCGATCTGCGTTTGATCGCGCAGCGCCCACAGGTCGCGCATACCTTCAGCGGATCGCGCAAGGGTAAGTTCAGCGCGACTCTGCACGCCGTATGCCGCCATCAGTTCAGCGGCGATGACTTTGACAAGCGGGCGCATGAAGCGAGCCGGCACAGCGCCGTCAAGGTTGAAGGGAATCAGCCCTTCCTCGTACAGTCCTTCCATGCGCTGCTGAACGATGGCGTTCGCGGCGGTGTAGTCGTCCGCCGATGGCGTCTCGTTTGCGTCGAGAATGCCGATTTCTAGCAGGCAGTCGCGCACCAGGTTCTGTCGGGGATAGGTTGCCATGTGGCCTCTGTCAGAAAAGAGGGGGCGAGTTGCCCCGCCCCCTTTGCCTCATTAGGCGTCGAGCGGAGCCGCCACGAAGCCAGTGACCATGCCGAAGTCCTTGGCGGTGGCGAGGTTGCCCTGACCCCACAAGACCTTTTCCACGCCGCGCAGTTCGTAGAAGCCGACGCCGTTGCGGAAGCCGTAGTCGTCTTCCTTGCGAACGGTGGTCTTCGTGGTCTGCGCGTAGGCCACCGCAAGCGCCTGAGCGCCGCAGAGGTACACCGGCGCAACGCGAGCCGAAGCCGCGCCAACGTTGCCGGTCGCGGGAATCTCGGGAATCTCGCGGATCACCACACCATCCCAGAAGAGCGAGGTCGTGCCGGTGAACAGCGGGTTATCGAGGTTGCGCTCGCGGGCGTCCTTGTGGACCGTCTCAAGGTCGGTCTTCAGGTCGCGGTACGCCTGCGTGTTGGCGAACAGCACGAAGGATTCTTCGTCCTCGCCGTACACGAACGGGCGGATGCCTTCGCCATTGGAGGTGCGGGCCGACTGCGCAATACGCTTCAGCAGCGAAACGATGCCGCGCGAAAGGCGCATGGTGCCCGTCACGTTGGCAAGGGCCGTGGCGTGCGTCGCGTTGAACAGCGACACCGCGTTACCGAACAGCACGCGGTCGGAGTTGGCGACGTTCCACGCGTTGCGCTCAGCGGCCGACGCCGTGGCGTAGGACTTGCCCTGAATCGAGCCCATCGCGGTGATAATGTCATTGCGCAGGTAGCGGCCGGCGAGGTCCTTCAGCGCCACCTTGCCAGCGTTGCGGATGTCGATTGGCGAGGCCTGCTCCTCTTCCATGTTGACCACGACGGCATCGCGGACAACACGAACGGTGACGCGGTGGCCGTCGTTCGGCAGCGCCTTTTCAGCGCCGACAAGGTTGGTGGTGCCGTTGTTCGGGCCCGCCGTGGCGTCGATGGCGCCAATCAGCGGAATGGTGATCGCGTCACCCTGCTTCTTGGTCAGGTCATTCTTAACCTGAATGATCGCGTTTTCGCTGGAGCCCATGTACCGCTTGAAGCGGTGCTGGCGAATGTACTCCTTGAAAAAGCCGGAGTCCCACTGTTTGACCCGGTTAGCCGGGGCTACGGTCGTAGTCATGTGTGCTGCCTAGTTAGCTTGGGAAGAGTTCGCGGAACGGATCGCCGTCCACCTGCGCGCCCTTTGCGGCGGCAGAGCGGGATGCGGCGAGGTCGGGGGGGATCGCTCGGGCGGCTGCGGTAGCGGCATCGGCTTTCGCCTTGATCTCCGCTTCCAGCTCGGCCTTGATGCGCGCACGCATCTGCGCCTCGTAGGCCACCGGGTCTTGCATCGACTCGAAGGCCTTGATTTGCTTGGCGAGCTGGTAAGCGGCTTTCGCCGGATTCGGACTGCTGAAAATCTGATCCTTTAGCGCAGGGTTCGCCTGTACCTTCGGGACGAGTTCTTCCATCACTTCGTCGTAGTCCGCGAATGCCTCGCGGGCCTCGGCGTCAAGCACGGCGTAAAGGCGCTGATTGAACTGCGCTTCCACCTTGCTCATCACCTGGCCGACGTAGCCTTCGGGGTCGGCGTAGAAGTCGGGGCTCTGCTGCGTGGCGGGTTGCTGGCGCAATGCGGCCAGTTCTGCCTCCAATCGCTGCCGCTCGGCCTCGGCCCTCTGTCGCTTTTCCCGCTCTGCCTTGAGCGAAGCAAGCGGGACAGTCGTTGCTTCCTTCGCGGGTTCCGGGGCTGGCGTCGCCTCGGGTACTTCTGCCGTTTCCGGCTCGCCCTTTTCGACCTCATCCGACTCCGGCTCCGGCGTGTCCGCCTCATCGGTGTCGAGTTCAGTCATCTCGCTCAGGAAATCGTCGTCCTTCTCGCTGGTCATTTCGTCTTGCCTCATCGACCGTCCGCCGTCGTCGCGTACCGGGGTCATCCCGCCCCGAACGGGTCGCCCTTTTCCGGGCGCTGGAAACGCGAAAGCCGCCCGAAGGCGGCTCTCTTTGTGTCTGTGTGTCTGACGCTTAGTCGTTCATCAGAAGCGCCATCAGCGCCTCTGCGGCCCTGCGTGCGGCTTCCTTGCGCGCCTCTTCATCGAACCACTCACGGTCGGCATTGATGCCGCCACCGAAGTAGACGTTGACCGGCTCGCCTTCCGACACGCCCTGCGCATCGATGAAAGGCGCTGGCGCTTCAACAAGCACCGATGCCGCCACGCCACTGGAAGCGATGGCCGTGATCGTGATCGCGGGCGCGGGGCCAACAACCGAAGCCGCGCCGACAACCGTCGAACCGCCCGTAGTCGTGATGGCCGGGGCTGGCCCTGTGACGGTGACAGCGCCTTCAATGCCACCGCCTGCAACCGTGCCCGCTGCCGTGATGGCAGGGCCGGGCCCAGTGACGGTGACGGATGCCTCTACATTGGCCGGGGCCTCGACGCCAAAGAACTCGGCATTAATGACGCCCGAAGCAACGCTGCCATCCGTCCAGAGCGCATCGCCGCCGCGCGGATAGCGAGTGTTGTCAGTCGGGTTCACGGCGTCAGGTGGATAAGGTCGCCCTCACCACGGATCGCGCCAGTGGAGGTGGTGGAGCAAATGACCATGAACTCCATGCACGCATCGTTCGGGAACTCGGCCAAGCGGCAGCGCGCCCAATCGGCGTCCGTCGCCATGTATACCACGGACATCGGCAGCTTGCCCTTATGGCGGCGAGCGGTGAAGCCGACGTTTCCCGCCGTGCCAGTCGATGCCGACAGCGTGACGGAGTTAATGCCGCGAATGAACTTCGCCGGCACGGTGTTCGGGATGAACGGCCTCAGCGAGATTGAGCGACCGATGCGCAGCGTGCCGCCGACGGCAATGACGTTGAGGTTGCCCGTCGTTCCGTCGTTGTACGTTACGTTGACCGTGGCGTTCGATGCCGTCGCGCCGCCATCCCCGTACACGTCGAGGAACCACTCGATGTCGGAGTAGTCCGCCGCACCGAGACGCGCGGCCGGAGGCGCGAGCGTCTGCAAGTCGATCGGAAGGTTCGTCGTCTGCGAGGTCGTGATGTTCAGCACGATGCCGGCTTGGTGTGCGATGCGGTCGCGCACGAGGAACGACATACCGCTGTTGCTGATGTTCGTGATCGACAGCGCGCCGAGGAACGTGGACTTCGGCGCGGTCTGGTTGTCGAACGAGACGGCACCCGTAAGCGCATTGGTGCAGAGCGCCGCCGTCGTCGGTATCGCGCCCTGTGCAGGCTGGCCCGTCGCGCGCCACAGCGAGAAGAGGCCGCCCGCGACCGCGTTGGCAAGGCTCGCCTTGTCGATGATGAAAGGCGACTTGTCTACCGCTAGGGCGCGGGCGATGGCGGAAACGTCGATGCTCACGCGCCGCCCTCAGTCCACCCGAACGTGGTCACGCTCACGGCCTGCCCGACGCCTATGCTCACGTTGTTCAGCGTCATGTCGCCGCCGCCACCCGTGGCCGTCACCGTGCCTTGGTGGTGCGTGACGCTGCCCGCGCTGTTCTTGATGCGGAAGTGCGCCGCCGTGCCAGCCGCTGCGCCCGTGCCCGCCCACGTGCCGTTCAGCGCCTTCGCGCCAGCGGTTGCGGTCGTCAGCCAGTCGGACGGAAGCGTGATCTCGCAAAGCAGCGTGCCGGTGTCAGCCGCCGCACAGTTGGCCGGTGGTGCGCCCGTGCGAAGCTGCAAGCGCGGGGCGGTGCCAATGGTGGATTCGTATACGTCCGCTCGTGCGGATCGAACGGCATCACTGAATTGGTGCGGCATCGGCCACTCCCTCGACAATCTCAAATGAATAGGAGCCGTCCGCGTTGCGAGCCATGCGGCCCTGCTTGACCTTCGGCGCGCTCGCGGCCTGAATCGCGGTGAAGATGCCCTCACCCACCCCAGCCATCGGGGACGGCTGCGGAACCGGCATGGCCTGCGGCTGCTGTGCCGTCAGTAGGTCGGCCTGAGCCTTCATGTAATCGGCCTGCGCCTTGATCCTTGCGGCCTGAGCCTTGACGGCTTCCACCCCGACCTTCTGCGCGTCGATCTGCAAGCGCTGCGCGTCAAGCTGCGCCTCGGCAATCTGCCCTTGAGCGGCTTGCAATGCGGCCTGCAATTCCTGCATCTGCGCCTGAACCTGAGGCGGGATGCCGCCAGCCTTCAGGTGCTCCATAATCCGGTCTTTGTTCCGCAGGTTCGACGCCTCGATAACCATTTCCATTGGGATCGACGACGGGTCGGCCTGCTTCAACTGCACAAGCGACTCAAACTGCTCGCTCTGCACCGTCACCGAATCGGGGCCTTCATCGACGATGATATCAACGTCCATCGACGCGACCTCATTCTCGACGCCCACCGGCTCGGCCATCGTCGGATCGGCCTGAATCTGCGCCATCTGCTCAGGCGTGAGAGTCATGCCCCGCTGCTCGGCTTCCTTCACCAGCATCTCGCCGCGAGTGATCGGCTTGTTCAGCCCGACCCAGCGAAGGTTGCGCTCGTCATCCGTGATGCGAACCCACTTCGGCCCCGTCCAATGCTGGCGAATGCGGTTCCACACGCTGCGGTAGACGCGGAGCGACCAATCGCGCAGGGCGTCGAAGATGATCGCCTGCTCTGCAAGCGCCGCAGCCTGCGACACTTCCTGCGAACGGCCCGACGGGGCCATCATGTTGCCTTCAAGCGACGGATTCACGCCGCTGGCGTCAATCTCGGCCTTCGCCTCGCGCAGAAGTTCAAGCTCGCCCATCAGCGGGGCGGAGCCGTCCAGCAATTCAAAGCGACTGTCGCGGCGAACCTTGACGAACCCATCAGGCTTGGCAAGTTCGGCCTTTGCCTGCGCGACGTTCTCAACCGCGCCGTCCTCGGCTACGACTTGGCGCATGGTCAAGCGGTGCAATGCCTTGGAACGACGCTTGTTGATCTCGTCCTGCGACGAAAGCATCGTCTTGACCGCGCCGTATCGGCGGTTCTCGCGGTCGATGTACGCCGAAACCGCGATCAACGGGCACTCCGGCTGTCCCTTGTCGTCAAGATACGGCGAAACCTGCGGCTCACGGAGGTAGCCGCCACGGCAGATGATGGCGGTGTGCCACTGGCCTTTCTCAAGGTAGTAGTGCTGCACCACGCGCACACGCTTGCGGCCAGAGTCCGCCCACTGAAACTTCGGGCGGTCTTCGTAGGTCGTGCCGGTTTCCTCGTTGGCGTAGCTGTAGGCCGCCTCGACCTTATCGCCAGCGTCGGGAAAGCGCTCCTCGATCTCCGCCTGATCCATCCAAATCACGACGCCCATGTACTTGGCATCGCTGAAGTCACGCATGCGGCTATGGGGGTCGCGATAGAAGCGATCCCACGGCACCTGATTGATCTTGATGTCGAAGTCGCCCTTTCCATCGGGCACAACCGTCACCGTGACAGCGCCGCAGCCCTCAATAGTGAGGTTCTCGGCCACGTCCGACTTGATCGAATTGAAGCGATTCTGGTCGCAGACGAAGCGCAAGGCGTCTGTGGCGGCATCCGCCTCGGCGTCATGCTTCGGGGTGCGGGGGTAGCACTTCGGATCGGTGCGGCCTCGCTTTTCAAAGCCGATAAGGCTGTTGACCTTCGGGGCGATACGGTTGGACACGATGACGGGCTGGCCGCGCTTCTGAAGCGCCTGCACTTCCTCGTCAGTCCACTGTTTGCCGTCGTAGTAGTCGCGGCAGAGCTCGGCGGTCTCCCGCTCTTCCTGCGTCTGGTCGATAGCCTCGCGGAACTGCCGAAGGCAATGCTCCAAACCCTCGTCAGTCTCTTTCATGCAGTCTTCCAGTTCGTGTCGTCGTCGTCATCGCGCAGGCCGTAGTCAGCCCAGCGATCCCGCTTGTTGTTCTGCGACTCAGGGCCGCTCGCGTTGTGCATGTGGTCGAGTCCGCGCCCGATAAGGCTGCAAACGTCCACCGCGTCATCCGGTCGCCCGTCCTCGCCCGTGAATGAGCAAAGCTGGTTCAACAGGCGCGTGGCCCACGGCAAGCCAGCGGGCAGATACACGCCACCGGCTGCGGCACGGGCGCTGAAGCCCAAGGCGCGCTCCGCCTTCGCACCGGCAGAGGCCAGAGGCGTTCGGCGGGTGAATGTCTGCGTCTCGCGCATCCGCTTAGTGATGGCGGGATCGACGGCGCGGAGGATGACGCCGGATTCCTCGAAAGCGTTCAGCGGCTTCCACTTCTGGCAAAGCTCGATCCAAGCATCAATCCAAGCCGCCGGGTCGGTCTGCCCATGCCACCAATCCAGCGCGTACAGGTCTCCGGTCTCGGACAGGCCCCACACGCCGTGTTCGGTGTAGTCGCCGCCGTCAGGCGTCACCGCGTAGTCGGAGGCGATGTAGACCGACAGCCTTTCGGGCTTGCGGTCATAGAACTTGAACCAGTCGCGCTTGAACAGGAGGCCCGCACTACTGCGGCACTCGCCCTCCCAGACGTGCCGGTACAGGTCCTGGTTGATCGCCTGTAGCTTCCGGCGTTCCTTTTCAAGCTCTACCGGGAACCACGGGTTGTCGCGCCAGTTCATCGTCACAACCAGCGTGTCCTCGTCGGGACGCGCCGCTAGCTGGTGAACGAAATCGTCTTCCTGATCCGGGTTGTAGTCCCACCAAAGTTCAGAGCCGGGCTTGCGGATCGTCGGGATCAGCACCGTGGCGGATCGCTCGGAGACGCTGTGCGCCTCGGCAATCCATGCCCCGTCGAAGCCCTCATAGGACTTCAGGCTGTCCGCTGTATGGTCGCGCAGGCCTGCAAAGGCGAACTCGCTGCCGTTGCCGCCACGGATCGAGTCGCGCAGGACTTCAAAGCTACCCGACAAGCCCAGCGCGACAATCTGATCCTCCAGCAGACGCTTGGAGGATTCCTTGATGGACTTCTGAACCTCTCGGCAGCACAGCCACCGGATCGGCTCGGCGTAAGCCTTGACGACGAGTAGCTGGGCAATCGACCACGACTTGCCCGAACCTCGCCCGCCCCGTGCCACCTTGTGACGCCTGCGCTCCGTGGCGAACGGGAGCATCGGGCGCGGAATCTGCACCCGTAGCGTCGTCACTCGGGAGCCTTGGCCTCCACGGCCACAATCTCCACCCGGTTAACCGTTCGGACCGGGTTGGCAGCGTCACCGGACAGGATAACGTTCTTCGGCTCGCTGTAGTCCTCGCGGAACCGGCACGAAACGTTCTTCGCCCACAGCGAGGCATTGAAGCCCTGCATGGTTAGGCCCGCCTGCCCCATTTCTTCCCACCACGCCTGAGAATGAGCCTTGGCGCGTGTCATTGCGTCAGAAAATTCGGGCTTATCCCGCATCCATGCGTAGATGGTTTCCCGGGTTACGTCGAAGGCGCAGGCGATTTGAACCAGCGACTTTCCCAGCTTGCCAAGCTCAATGGCCTGCTCGCAGAAGGCCGGGTCATAGACGCTGGGGCGACCCGCTGGCATCACGGCGCAACCTCTAGAACGCCGGATTGCATCTGCACGCCATCAGCCGTCAGGCGGTAGGCGTACACGCCCGGAAACAGGGTGCGCTTAACGTCATTGGCCGTGACCGTGAACGACACGCGCCCAAGGGCGTCACCCGTAGCCGGGAACGTGCTAATCGGCGTGCTAGCGCCGAAGCGACGGACGGACACCAGCAGGACGGGCGGCGTCTCGCCCCCAAGGTCAACGGGGCCGGAGTCGTTGCGAACGTACAGTGTGATCGGCGTGTCGGCCTCTGCGTTGGCCTTCACGTAGCCGATAGTCGGGGTGGTCATGGTCAGTTCTTGCGGGTGCTGACGACCTTGGGGCCGGTATCAGCTTCAAGGGGCTCCCAACGACGCTTAGGCGTCAGCCACATGAGGCCCTTTTCATGCGCCCAAAACGCCAAGGGGACATCCCCAAGGGCTTCCGCCAGCGAGTCAAGGCAGGGAATCATGATCTGCCCTTCGGGAACGTCGAACATGACGGTGCGGGGCTGCGCTTCCTCAAATTCGGACTCAATCTCTTCCTCGCCCTCGTCGCTCATCGCGGCTTGCCCTTGGCAGCGCGGTTCACTTCCGCGTCAATCTGCGCCAAGCGGTTCTGGTTGTACTGCCGGTTAAGGCGCTGCACGGCGTTGGGCCTAGGGGCTGCGGCCTGCGCGGGCGTCGCCTGCGGCATCGGCTGAGAGCCGGCCATGCGCATCTGATTCTGCTGTGCGGTCGTCAGGCGGGCGTCACGCTCGGCGTTCAGGCGGGCGATTAGCTCGCGCTGTTCGCGGCGCACGCGTTCTTCTGGCGTCTCTCGGCGCATGGGGCATCCTGAAATCAATAGGTTTGCGAGGCGGTGCATCGACCGGGAACCCCCAGCCCAACGCCCCGCGTCCGGGACCGCTTTCCGCCTTCTGCATCGGGCTAGGCTTGCGAGGCATCGAGGCCCCGCAATTTGAGCGTCACCGATGCCGCAATAGGTTGCCGCTGCGGGTGTCCAGACTTGCGGCCCGCCATGTGCGAGCCTCCCGAGTCCCCCAACCCTGCTAGGGCAATGGGCGGTTTCCAGCGGCAAGGGCGTGCGTCTTTTCGGCAACGCTTGCCCTACCAGAGAATCATTTCACGGGAATTGGCCCTATCCACCAATCCGGCTGTCTGCAATGCGGGCGCGGTGAACGTTCGCGAACAGCATCGCCCGATATGCTTCAAGGCCAAACGTCATGCCGCCCGCTACAGCGTCACGGACGCGGATGTAGGTGGTGTGCGACACGTTGAACTGCTGCCCTCGCTGGATCGCCCCCAAGGGCTGCTTCCCGTGGACGACCATAAACAGCGCGTCCCTAGCAGCCTGCTTCAGCCACCCATTACGGCGCGTCCGCTGCGCCACCTCGCTGTGTCCGGTCTTTCGCTTGGCACGCGCCACAGCCCGCGCCATGCCGATTGCGTAGGCTTCCAGCTTGCGGTCGAAGATGCGGTCGCCGGATACAACCGTCCGATACAGCGCCCAACCGGGAAAGCCTCGGTCAAACTGCTGATCTGTCCAGAGGACAGCGGTTAGCGCCGTGTCCCCAAGCTGGCCGGAGAAAAGGGCGTCGATGCCGGGGCCGCGAATGTCCCAGCAGCCCGCAAAGTCGGAGCCTTCCTTGGCCCCGTGCGCTTCCTTGTGCTCGTCCGTGCTCATTCCAGTGAGTCCCTAACCGATTCAGCAGCCAGCAACGCCAGCACCAAGCCAACCCCGCCAGCCGGAAACAGGCCCGCCGATGGCAGCAAGGCTAGTGCCACGATCCACAAGGCGA